TATGCCCCTGGATCCGGATCCATTGCCGCCATTGTTGGATGCAGCACTGGCGGGCATGGCTGTAACCGGGTTTGTTCTGAGTGGTATCGAGTACGTCGATGGTTGTGCTTATGCGCAATCTTGGTGGTGCCGGGAGGGATAGGGAGGCATGACCTATCAGTGAGGGCTTTGGTCGCGGAGAGTGACCAAAGCCCTTGCTGATACCAAACCGCCAGCATAATCTATGATTCCGTGGGCAGTCTTACTTTGTGCCCAGACAGAGTTTCTTTGGAATTAATAAATTTTCTGGGGCCGTCCACTAGACTCGATATTGGTGGGAAGGTTGTAAGAGGCAAAAATGGATGTAAAAGAGCTTCTTGGTGTTTTTGAGAAGATGTACCTGCAGGAAAATGAAATTAAAGAAAAAATCACTATTAGAGTGCAAATATTATTTACTCTGATACTCGCAGTTATAACGGTTTCCAGTTATATGTTGCGCATGCTTGATTTGGATCGTTTTGTATTTGTTGGTGCTGCGATAATTGCCTCGTTAGTCGTATTTTTTGCTGGTTTGACTGTCTCTTCTAAATACGCTATCAGGGCATTCTGGGGAAACACCTTTAAGCAAATGCCTCCAGCACTGGAAGTAAAAGGTTATTGCAGTGCATTGGTAAGCTACAATGATGAGATTGAAAAGGCAGTCAGGGAAGGCGATGGCCCAGGTGCTGAAGCTGTTGATGTGAGATCTGAGATCGATACCTATCTGAGTAACGCTTATGAGGAGTGTGCTACTCACAACTCAGAGGTTAATCAAGAGCGCTCGCGCAAAGTGCACGAGTCCTTTAAGTGGCTGTTATTTTCATTTGCGCCATTGGGCGTTGCTGGCATCCTGTTCGTTGGTTTTGATATGGATGTATCTTCACCCAGAAAAAATTATCAGGTGATAGATAAATACGTAGGTGATCAGATAGGCAAAGTGGAGCGGAGTATTGCTTTGATTGCTAATCAAAAAGAAAAACTGAAGGAGGTTCAAATGAGTGAAAAAAACAAAGATAATGTAGACTCCGCGAAGCAACCCACAGAGGCTCCAGCGCCTATAAAAACCAGCGGGCCTACTAAACCAGACGCTCCACGGGTGCGAATTGTACTTGAAGATGATAGAAGTCAATCTTTCGAGGTGAGCAATGAGTCACGACAAAAATGATAAGGTAACGGTGGTTAGGGATAAACCGAGCACTCCTAAGCTTCCGACACCTCCGCCGGTGCGATATGTAAAAGACGAGAAGCCTCGGCCTAAACGCTGAACTGTAATTTGATAAGCCCCTGGATACTATAGGGGCTTATTTTTTGTAAAAATTAGAGCGGTTTTGTGTGGTCAATAGTTTTAAATAATGGTTTTAGTCTATTTGCATGGTTTCAGGTCGGGCTGATTTTTTGAGCTTGTCAAATTTGTGCAGGGTGATCTTGTAATTCTGATGGGAAAAGGTTAGGCAAACGAGCTGTACGAGCCTCCCGGCGTGAAAGGCTCGTGCAGAAGATATTGCTTGGCTTCGCTATCGATGGAATTCTAGCCAACAGAGTTACATTGATAGCGACATAGGCAAGCCTGCGCTTATCTGTGCAGGCGAATCAAAGGCTGATGCTAAGAGGCTGCAATAGCCTTCAGGATCACATTGATTCCGATCAGCATTGGCGTGCTTTGATTTGCATCAGGCTCGTCAATGATTTTAAACCCAAGCTCCTCATAAAATGAGACGGCGGTAGGGGCTGCATCAAGATAGATCCCCTTAATCGGGATTTCCTGGTGAATCCGAGCCGCTTGCTTGAACGCTTCCATCAGGAGTGTCTGGCCTATGCCCCAACCCTGATATTTCCCATCAACGCCCAGCATCACCAGCCGTATCACAGGGATGCGCGAAGGCAAGTTGGTGTCGTCGATACTGTTTTGAGCCAACGCCTTAGCGATATCAGACACGGTCAGCGTACAGAACCCTACGACATCCAGTGTTGGAGTAATGGCACCAATTGCACTGATATTTTCGCTTTTAAGAGCACGCTTGAGGCTGCTCTTGTAATACGAATCGATCACATCAACTCCGCAACTGAAAGTTTTGGAGAATTTGTATTTACCGAAATTAACCAGCAAGTTGCGGTCAATTTTACATGTTGGCGTCTCTTCTGTTCTCATGTTGTCCCCTTATAAGTTTAAGCAGCGCCTCAGATGGCTCCGCGGTTTCATCCTCTATGAGGATTTGTTGTATGCGTGAGAAGACTCTCTCTGAGGCTTCTATTCTTTTGTGGCTTTCTATAATTGCTTCTGCTTTTTCAAAGGCGGATGCAATGATGAAAGACGTCATGTCTAGCCCTTGAAGCGATGCGGCTCTTTTTATTAAATCTTTTGCAAAGTCAGTGGTTTTTATTTCAAGTCGTGCGGTTTTTGTCTGCTTAAGTGATTCGTCTAAAGTTGTCATGTTTAATACCTAACTAGATGGTGATGCCTATTCCTTTTCAAAATTTTTGTCATCTTCGTTTTCTTACTCGCTTAGGCCATCTAAAAGCCATGGTCGCTCCTCTCGTTTCTAATTCTCGTGTCTAAAATAATATTATTTTTCTACCAGCTGTACGGATACTAGCCGTACGTACGGGGATAGTCAATCCCCGTACGGATGACATCCGTACGGAAGCGATTCGGTCAGCACTGATCAACCTCCGCCCAATCCACTCCGCCACCTGCGTAACAACGGCATTTCCGGCACCAAAAGCCTCCGCAAGGTTGGCCGCATCCAGTCCGAGGCAAAACCCATCATCCTCAGACGCTCGCTGCCGCTCAGCCATCTGATGCCATCCGTCCGCGTGAGCGAGAGTGCTATAGCCCATCTGGGATCCGGCTTGGTTGCCCACGCGAGTATTGGGCAGAAAAGCCGGTTTTGGACCAGTAGCTCTAAGTGTATGGGGAAATGTGTTAGTTATTCTGGGGTCGTGACTGATCATGTCCTTGGAGGTCTGCTGATGTTGTCAGAGGCAATCGTCTTTTTATATATGAAAGCCTCTTTCTAATATCGCAATTCCATGTATTCCTATTTGTAAGATTTTTAGCAGTGCTCCATTGCTGGGTTAGTGTGTAATATGTCATGCTTAAATGCGGAATAGAAATGCTTATGATTGCGGATGAGTAATTTCTAGTTGTCGTTTATGGGGTCTTATTGATTGTTAGGTTGTTTAATGTAGGAGGTCAATTAATGGTCGAGGATAGTGGGGCTTGGTCAGATGATTTTATGGGTCGTAAGGTAAGTGCCGATTTTTTAACTAGGTATTTATTGGCTAATGACCATGTACGTGTGTTAAATGTAAATTCTGCATGGGGAGCTGGAAAATCATTTTTTCTAGAGCGCTGGATCAAGCAGCTAAGTTTGAAGCATGTTTGTGTGTATTTTAATGCGTGGCAGTCAGACTATTCGTCCGAGCCTCTCGTGGCATTAATGGCTGCATTGGAGCAGCAGTTAGTTGATTCGACGGCGCTTGAGGCTTCTTCGATTGGAAAGGGCGTTATTGATACTGCTTCGAATCTTATTAAGAAAGGTGGTCCTCTTATAGTAAGAGGGCTGTTTATGAAGTTTACAGGTGTGAATTTTAACGACTTAATAGGAGAGGGGGGCAATGAGGCGGCAGGGAAACTCGTTGAGGATTTAATGTCCGCGCAGGCGAGCGCAGCAAAGAATGTTGAAGAGTTCAAGGAGGCTTTAAAGGAAAGATGTTCACAGGTTGTTGAAAATCAAGGAAAGGCAGCTCCTGTATTTATTTTTATTGATGAGCTTGATCGTTGCAGGCCAACATATGCGATTGAGTTATTGGAGCGTATCAAACATTTTTTTGATATGGATGATTGTAAGTTTGTTGTCGCGTCTGATTCAATGCAATTAGCTCACTCCATAAAGGTTGTTTATGGGCAAGATTTTGATTCGGGACAATATTTGAAAAGGTTTTTTGATGCTGAGTTCTCATTGGATAACAGAAATATTTTTCAGTTCGTAGAGTCGGTGTTGCCTCCTATTGATTCATTCTTGGTTGGAGTTAATATAGAAGGCAATATGGTTACAGTTGTTGATAAGCATGGTCGTGAAAAATCGATAGTTGCGGATGCATCCACATATCGGACTAGGTCTAAGGCGGGTGGTGAGAACGCATTGTTGATGGTTTCCTTGTGTCGCGTTTTTAATGTTCAATTGCGCGAAATAATTAACCATGTTAGGCAAATTAAGGCTGCAAGTGATTTTGTAGATGGTAAAGTTCATTTTTTTTGTTTGGCGATTTTGATTTTTGCTAGAGGTAAGGGAGTTGCTTTTTATAATGAGCTGCTGAGTGATAGCGACGGCGTAACATTGCTGAATAACTGCCCTTTAGGTAGTCGGCAGAAATTTCATATGAATACAGATTTGGTGACGGTGAATGATCTTATTGTTTTTCATCTTCGGTTGATGCGAGGTATTAATATGAAGTTTGATGATCAGACGCCATTCTGGAAGGAAAAAGTTTACAATGGATACGAAGAAAAACCCAAACTCGATAAATACAAGCCGATAGTCGATTTGGCTCATCAGTTAAGCTGATGAGCCAAGGCTGGCTTTGGTAAGGTGGGTTCTGCTAGTGTAGTCTAAGGTGTATTTTTTAATATGCCTTAGATGTATTGTAAGGTGGTTCTATCTATAGAATACGGGTGCGCTGTAGCCGTATTAATCTAGTCAATCAACTTCCTCCCGATCCATTCCGCCACCTGCGTAACAACGGCATTTCCGGCACCAAAAGCCTCCGTAAGGTTGGCCGCATCCAGTCCGAGGCAAAACCCATCATCCTCAGACGCTCGCTGCCGCTCAGCCATCTGATCCCATCCGTGCGCGTGAGCGACGAAAGTGGTACAGCCCAGAGGGATCTGGGATCCGTCTCTGTTGGCCAATAAAGTATTGGCAGCCCAGGCATCCGCGGGCCGTGGCCAGCGCTGCGATCGAGACGCTGGAGGTACTGCGTCCACTGGCGCGGCGTCAGCCAGCAGCTCAAAGGGGGGCATTTGTCGATAACCTGCGACCAGGAATATTCGACGACGTTGCTGGGGGACTCCGAAATATTGAGCATTAAGCACTCGCCAAAATCCCACATACCCGCAGTCCGCAAGGGCCCGGATGACTGTTTCAAAGTCGTGGCTATCGTTGACAGCGAGCAGGTTAACGACGTTCTCAAGCACCACCCAGCGAGGTTGAATTTCCTTGAGGATTCGTATGACTTCCCAGAACAGGCCGCTGCGGGCGCCGCGTAGTCCGCGGGTTTCTCGGTTGCTTTCCCGGGCGCCGGCGATGCTGATGTCCTGACAGGGGAAGCCGGCGGTGAGCACGTCGACAGAGCAGAGGTTGTGGGCGCCACATTGGCGCACGTCTTCAAATTGCTGTGCATGGGGAAATCGATCGGCAAGCACAGCCCGGTTAATGGGGTTGAGTTCGACTTGCCAGGCGCTGCGGTATCCCGCGTTTTCAAATCCGACATCAAAGCCTCCTATACCTGCGAACAGGCTGCCAAGGGTGGGTTGCTGCATTCAGGAACTCGTTGTTCTGGATGCTCGCGGCACGCTTGGGGGAGGCTCGGGGCCTTCAGGTGATTGAGTGTCCGGCAACGCGGGCACTTGATCTGTAATTCAGTGAAGCCGCTGGCGGCGGCGAGTTTGCGGCAACAGTGGCCGCAGCGGATGTCTTGCATGAGTCGTCCTTGTTATCTCTGCATCTTTTTCCATTCGCGGTCAGCGGCGCGCTTGGCTGCGTTTTCCGTGGCGTATAACCAGCGCAATCGACGCGCCTTGATCTGATCGCCGGACGTCACCGGTTTTTCCTTCCCGGTTTTCTTGTCGCGGTAATACGCGATGGTCCCCGTGTAATCGTTTCGGTTCTGCTCGGCCAGATGCTCAACAGTGTCTTCCGGAAGTTTGCTCTCCATTTCCAGGCTGACGGTGTAACCACTGTCTGCGCTGAGGGAGTGCTGCACGTTGCCGCCGTACCAGATGATCTCGTCAATCTCCGGCTTCACCCCTTCGAGCGTATAGGTCAGCTCCGGGATCAGATCGGGCCTGCCCATGGCCAGGGTGTAGCTGAGCGTCGCGCTTCCACGTTGCAGGCGATTGAACTCGGCCCGAGCGGCACGCAGGGCCGACTGTCGGTCGCTGTAGGTGTGCCGCAGATCCTTGAGATTCTCGCCTCCGCCGGCGATGGCTTCCTGTTTTTTGGCGCTGTTCACGTCATAGAAGTAGGCCCGCACGCCGTCGTAACTGTCACGGTCGGCTTGCAGGTAGCGGTGCTGGTCGCCGTCGGCGCGGGTGAGGGTGATGTGGGGGAGTTCGGCGCCGCTGGCAGTCTTGCCGCCGCCCGCTGGCAGGCATAACAGACAGCCGGCCTTGACGGTCACCACGGCATCGAATTCTTCGCCGACGCGGCTGATCAGGTTGGCGTCGGATTCGTTGGCCTGGTCGAGCTGCAGGATGGGCAGTCCGTCGAGGGTACCGGCGATGGTGGCGGTCAGGCCATTGCCCAGGGCGATGTCACCCAGCACGTCGCCCAGAGTGGAATTGCTCCAGCTGCGTTCGCGTTTGGTCTTCAGGCCTTTGCGTAGATCGGCGGAGCGGGCGCGAATGCTCAGCACATCGGGCGCTCCGGAGTGTTCTGTTTCGTCGACGGTGTAGGTGCCTTTGTCGACCAGCCCGGTATCGCTCCAGCCGAGCCACAATCGAATCACCGCACCCTTGGGCGGAATGGCCAACAGCCCGTCATGGTCGCTGAGGGTGATGCTGAGTTGATCGGCCTCAATGCCACGGTTGTCGGTCAGGTCCAGGCTCATCAGGCGCGGGCTGATGAGTTGGGCGATGTCGTTGCCATCTACGGTGATACGAAACGCCGGCACCGGGTAGGCTGCCTCGCGCTTGTAGCGTGAGAGGGTCTTGTCCAGAAAACCGGTGACGCGGGAGAGGGGGGCATTGATCACAGCAGCGCCCTCATGATGCTGACGCCGACGCTAGTGCCGGCGCCAATCAGGTCGATGCGGTCGTCATCGATGCGCTTGAGACTGAGCGTAAATTCGATCCGGCGTGGTGTGCCGTCGCGGAAGAACAGGGTTTTGGTTTCGCTCAGACTTTCGATGCTCCACAGACCGTAAATCCGGCCGCTACCCTCGACCATGGGCCAGGCCTTGCCGGTGTTGGCCATCAGGCGCAGGGCGTCGAGGCTGAGAGCGCTGCCAGCCAGCTCCGGCAGAATGACGCCGGGCAGGGTGATCGAGTCCTCACCGCGCCCGATGAACTGGCGGGCCGGTGCGGCACCAACTCGGTTGCTGCTCGCGTGGCGCCATTCAGTCTGGCGTTGCAGCTCCTGGTAGGCGGCGGTGGAAAGGCTGAAAACGAACATGCCCAAGGCAAGCATCATGGGCTTTATTCCAGATCAGCCAAGCGGCTGCGTTGACGGGCTTCTTTTTCATGCTGGATGCGGATCATCTCGACCCGCACAGCGCGGCCAATAGCCAACGCATCCATGCCCGGAACGGGGTGGATATTGATCTCGTAGGTGTCGTGACTGTCTTGAATCGAAGGTGTCACAGGTCTGATGGGCGCGCGGTCATCGACCGTCAGCGAATGGGTGAACTGTCCAGGTTCAAATCTGATTGCTTTGGTCGCAGAACTGAGCTGCTGAGCCAATACGCTCAGCACACGAGTCGGATGATTTTGGTTCTGTTCCAGTCCCTGTGCGAGCCCCGCCATGGTGAAGCCGCCCAGCTCGGCGAAGACTCGGGAAGGGCTATTGATCCCGAGTTTTTCCTTGAACCAGCCGACGGTTGAATCACCGACTTCGCCCATCACGTTCTTAAGCTGGCCGAATCCGGCTTTCAGTCCTTTTACCAGTCCATCGATGATCATTCCGCCGAACTCGGTGAAGCGACCGGGCAGCTCGATGCCCAGATATTTCATGACGCCAGCGAAGGCCTTGTAGAGCATTCCGACAGGACTGAAGTTGATCAGGGTTTTGAGAATACCGGTGGTGCCGCCATTGAAACCCGCTTTGATCTCTTTCCACGTCTCGGAAAAATACTGCTTCACAGCATCCCAGTTTTCGTAGAGCAAATAGGCCGCGCCGGCAATGGCAGTGATTGCCAAACCGATGGGGTTCAGCATCAGCGCTCGCCCAAGGATGAGCAGGGTGCGGCCGACAAATGGCAGTACCTTCCGGCCGAGTTTCCAAAGCAAACTGATGAGGCTGGGCAGGCGAATACCCAAACTCAAAAACATCAGACGCAAAGCCACGAACGGCAACATCACGCTGGCAACTGTCACCATCAGACCGCCGAGCACTACCGCTAGCGTCGCAATGATCGCGACAGTTTTCACGATCCCGGCCGCGAGCTTCGGGTTTTCGGCGGCCCACGTTTTTATGCCTCGTACGATCTCGGTCACCGACTGAACCAATGAGCGCAAAGGCCCATCCTGCTGATCCTGCAGTTCGATCCCCAGGTCCTGCCATGCACTGCCGAGCGTTGTCAGATCGCCTTTCAGGTTGTCCGCCATCACCCGCGCGGTGCGGGTGGCTTCGCCTTGGCTGCGACGCAAACTGGCGATCAGCTTTTGCAGCTCACCGGTGCCAGCTTGTTCAACCAACTGGGCCATGCCTTTGACGGCTTCTTCACCGGCGATTGCCTTGAGCAATCCACCTTTTTCGGCGGTGCCCAGATCTTTGGTCTTGTCGTGGATTTCCTTGAGGATGTCCGGCATTTTTCGCAAATTGCCGTGAGTATCGGCGGTATGGATTTTCAGTTGGGCCAGCGCTTTCTCAGCGGCTTTCGGCGGGGCTGCCAGACGGTTCATGATCGAACTCAATGCAGTGCCGCCCATACTGCCTTGCAGACCCGCATCACCCAGTTTGCCCGCCATCGCGGCCGCTGTTTCCAGCTCAACGCTGTAGGTCTTCGCCATTGGTGCAGCGTATTTCATCGTCTCGCCGAGCATCTGCAAATTGGTGTTGGAGCGGGTGAACGTACCCACCAGCACATCGCCCAGTTTGCTCATGTGCGCAGCCTCCATACCGAGCCCGGAGAGAATGTTCGACGCGATGTCGGCGGTCTGAGCGAGATCCGCGCCACCAGCTGAAGCGAGGTCGAGCATGCCGGGCATGGCCGCTCTGATCGCTTTCGGTTCGAAGCCGGCCATGCCCAGAAAACCCTGGGCATCAGCAGCTTGACCGGCCGTGAACTGCGTTGAGCCGCCCAGGCTCCGAGCTTGCTTGCGCAGGGCCGTCAGTTCGGTGGAAGAGTGATCGAGCCGAGTGATGGCTTGCACCTTGCTCATGCTGGCGTCGAAGTCGATCCCCGGCATGATCGTCTTCGCGCCGGCGTACAGAACTGCGCCACCACTGGCAGTGGCGACGGCGCCTTTTTCAGCGAGGGAGCGGGTGGCGTTCCGTTGGTTTTCCAATGTGACGCGTTCGGCTGCCAGCCTTCGCTGTTGAGCACCCAGCGCCACCAATCGTCGGGTCTGCTCAGCAATGCTTTGATTGGCGACGTCGGTGTGTTCACGCAATCGGCGTTCATGATGGCTCAGGTCTTTGGTGTGAATACCGGCGTCGTGCAGCCGAGTGCGCAAGCGTTGCAGGTGTTCGCTTTGCTGCTGATGCTGTTGTTTGAGCCGATGTGATTCGTGCACGGCATTGCGGAAGTCCTGCGTCATGGCCTTGGTGGGAACGCCGGTTGAAGCGAACTGCTGGCTAAGGATTTTGACTTTATCGCGAGCGGTGCTGAGTGCCTGAGCGGTCGCAAGTGCAGCCGCCCGTTGCGAACGCCATGCGCTGACATCTTTCTGCTGGGCGTTGAGTTCCTTCAGGCGCTCACGGGCCTCTTTCAAAGCACGGGCCGCACCGATGCTGCCGTTATTGATGGCCTTGAGTGGCCGTGTGGCTTGATCGATCGCGCTTAGCAACACCCTCAGTTTCAGATCATTCGCCATCTGCGACACTCCGCAACCTGGCGCGCTCGCGCCATTCCATCAGTTCCCGCAGGCCCAGCGAATCCATGTCCGCCGGCGCCCAGTGAAAGACCACGGCCAGATCAGCCATGGCGTCCTCTACGCAACGAGGCAGACATCCGTCTTCGCCGACTTCTGCAACAAAAAACCGGAGATCTTGCTGCCACAGGCCAGCAGGTCCGCCGGATCCATGCCCGCCGCCTCGGGTGCTGTAATGCTGGGCGATGTGATGCGCGGCAGCAGTTTGATCAGGGTTCCAACATCCATGTTCAGCAGCTCGACCAATTGAAGGCCGCGCAGCTCGCCGGACTGCGGCTTACGCAACGTGAGCGAATCGATTGTGGTTTTGCCGCGAGTAATCGGGCTGTCGAGGGTGACGGTGTTGTCGTCCGGCAATGTGGTTTCGACTGATTCAATGTTCTGCATGGGAAGTGTCCACAGGGTTAGGGAGGGTCAGAGACCGAGGGCGGCGCGTTGCTTTTCGAGCATGTCCACGCCGTTTACTTTCTCGATGAAATTCAGCAGGTCGATTTCGATGATGTCCTCGTTATCGACGACGAGCTTGTAGTAGGAACAAGTGGTGGTGATGCTGTGTTCGGTGTCTTCGCCGGGTTGGGCTTCGCCCATTTCGATGGTTTCGTGACGGCCGCGCATGACCACTTCCACGGCGCTGACGTCGGCAGTGTCGTCGCGTTGAAACGCGCCGGAAAAACGCAGCGCAACACCTGAGGCATTCACGGCACCGAATTGACGTAGAGAAATCAGATCCAGTCCGCCGGTCTTCCATTCGAACTGGATACCGTCATCGGAAAAGCCTAGGTCAGCCTTGACCGGGCCGTTCATGCCGCCGCCGCGATAGCTTTCCATCTTGCGACCGAGCGGGGGCAGGGTGACGGACTTGACCACGCCGACGTAACTGTTGGCATCGTTGAACAGGTTGAGGTTTTTCAGTTTGCGCGGCAGGGCCATGGCGCCGTTCTCCGGTTAGCGGTTGATCTGGCTGGTGAAGGTGATGAGGTAGCGGTCGGTGATGCGCTGGCGCAAGGTCAGATCTTCCAGCGGCGGGATCGGTGTGTAGTCGTAATCGAGCCAGAGCTTGCCGGCCTTGAGCGTGTCTTTGGTGTTAATGTTTTCGGGATACCAGCAGCCTCCGCCGACCAGATAGCCGCCAGCGACTTTGGTACGAAACTCGGCGTTCACTGACTCGATCATGTCGCGCACCAACGATGCGTGAAGTGGCTTGTCCATCGCCCACATCTGCGCGCCGGCCATGGTGTCGGCCAGCACTTGCGCGGTGCGGGTGTAACTCTCGAACGCAAATAACGGGTCGTCGCTGCAGGTGCGGCTACCCCAGAAGCGAAAGCCGCCTTCGTTGATCAGTGTGGTGATGTCGTGGCTGTTGAGGTAGTTGGCGTCGGTGGCCGGGTTTTGCAGGTCCCAGAACACGTCGGCGTTGATGCCGGTAACCCCGTTGACGGTCACGTTGGACAGGGTTTTGTGCCAGCCAACTTGCTGATCGATCTTGGCGCGCAAACCGAGTGCGTTGGCCACGGCGCTGGCAGTGGCGGTCTTGTTGGCAACGATGCTCCAACTCTGGAAGTCAGGCCAGATAACCATCACTTCCCGTGCGCCGAAATGGCGGCGGTAGGCCACGGCTTCTTCTTTGGTCTGACAACCCCAGGCGCTGACGTAGGCGAAGGCCCGTAACTGTTGGGCGATGGAGGCGAGGGCGGTGGCGACAGGCAATGAATCGAGGCCCGGCACGCCCAAAATACGAGGCACCAGGCCCAACCGTGATTTGGCGGCGAGCAGGGCTTTCATGCCGGTGTATTTACCGGTTTCCGTGGTAGTGCCGATCAAGGCGCTCGCGGTTGCCGATTCGTCCTCACCTTCTTTCACGCGCACAACGATGACGTAAGGTTTTGTCTGGTCGGAGATGGCTTGCAGGCTGGTGGCGAGAGTTCCTTTCACGCCGGCCTTGCCGATGGCAGTCTGAATGCTGCTGACCAGTACGGGCGTATCCAGCGGGAAGGTTGTAGCATCGGCATCATCGGCGGTGCAGACCATGCCGATTACAGCCGTCGGGATGGTGCGAATCGGGCGAGAGCCATCGTTGAGTTCGATGACTCGCACGCCGTGAAGATAATCGGACATGGTTAATCTGCATGGTGAGAAAAGACACCACACAGGCTGCCGCGCTTATCAAAAACTGACGAGGCGCGGCAGTTGTATCGAGCAGGTCAACAAGGTGCGTCTGGCAGTTGCAACTGATTCAGGGTGTACCTGCGATTGGAGGCGCGGGCCACTCCATGCTCATGGGAAACCCGGGGCTTTGCTCAAGTCGATTAAGTTCGACGCAATAACGCATCCAGCCCATTAGAGCCGTTTGTTCGTCCGGCGTTATCAACTGCAGTTGCTCTGCATACTGCTGCGGGGCGATGCGCAGCTGGGCGTTCTGCATCAAGGCGTCACGCTCCCTCAGTGCCTGAGCCCTTTTTTCTTCCGTCAATGCCGACTGATCCAGCTTCCAGTCCTCACCTGTCCAGTGATGGTGGGGGCCAGGCCACGCTTTTATCGTCACTGTGCCGGGGAGTTCGCCGACCTCTCGCCAGAGCAATGATTTCCCGGTATCGGTTCGGTAGACGATGCCACGGTGGTCTACCTGTTCCTCTGGCAAGCCATCAACCATGACCCAGACGTGACCGGGTTTTGCAGGCTTCAGTGGCTGTGTCAGTCGTACTGCGTTGCTGGGGACTTCGATCCCAAGACCGGGAACGACTGGAAATTCGACCGGCCCTGTCAAGACACTCGCGTTATCAATCAAGTAATTTGTCATCGCTGCCTCAAATAATTTTGATCCGCCCTGGATAGGCAATGTTTCGTGGGCGCGCTGTTGCGACCGGACTGATGGGTTCTCTATCCAAAAAATCAGTGGGTTCACCCGCCAGCATGCTGTCTCGATAACTCGCTACTTCACCCACGTCGAAACCATGGGTTTCGAGGGCTCGCTCCAGCACGTTTTGAGTGAGGCCTGTTGCCAACGCGGTCAAACCGTCACCACTGGCGTCGTAGGTCTGTCTTGAGCCCTTTTGCCAAGAACCGGGTTCCCGGCTTGCATCCACGTTGCGTGACTCGTCCAGTATTCGAAGAAATTCGCCCCGGCCTTCTGGGCCTCGAAAGGTTAAACCGTCGTCTTGTGCGATCCATCCGCCCTCGTTACCTATGCTGTGTTGCTCGGTGTTGAGCATTCCTGACCGCTGCGCGTGATCCCAAAGCCAGGGCCACTCTGAGCGTTCAAACGTTCGACCATTCAACGCGGCGTATCCACCCGGACTGAACTGGGTGGTGGTTTCAAAAACGGGACGCCCCAGCGGCAACGTATCCAGTCGCCCGAGGGGCCACCAGTGGCCCTGTCCGTCCGCACACAAGTGCCACCAATCGCCCGTACCCATCAGGGGTAGAAACGGATAGCCGTTATGGGAAAGATGCGTGTGGAACAGGATGCGATCTGAGCCATTTGCTCGAACCACCAGGCGATGGCCTGAGTGGTCTTTGCGACGTATCAGAATCTCTCGCCTAGTCAGTTTCGAATCGGAAGGTGGGAGCTCTAACGTCACTGCACCATTGCTGGCGTCGCAGAGCACCAGACCCATGTGCTCGGAGGAGAGGCGTTTACCTTCGCGAATCAGTGTGTAGGGCCGCGAGTAGGCATCTCGTATAGAGCGATCCACAAAATCGCGGGTAGCAAGTACGACTGAGGGATCGATTTTCAACTGAATGTTGGCGGTGCCATTGGTGATGATGTGCATGCGCACGATCTGGTTACGCCCCGATCCTTGCCCTAACAGTGGCTTGTAACTGGGAGCAAGATTCGCCACCGCAGAAAAGACGCCGTCCTTGTCTTCCAGCGCCAGCTCTCTCATCCACCAACCGCCGACTTCCGGTGGGAGCACCACTTCGGCGATCAGAACGTTCGGATCGGTAGGAGATACGCGCAACTGATTGAGCGGAGCGCGGTGGACCGGGTTGATGAGCCGGGTCTGAGCAGGGTCAGGCACAGGATCGGTACCATCGGCATCGCCGATCAACATATGGCTCGGTTCCCAAGGAATGCCGAGGGCGTCGCAGTTGGTTTTCTTGGCGGCTCCGAGGGTGGTGAGCATGCCGCCGAACAGGGTGTTCTTATCAACCATGAAGGTACACGTCCATTTCATCGAGGGTGTAAATGCTTGTGCCGCTGTAGCTCTGAATGAACACGTCGATGTCCGGGTTTATCCACGGGTAAACATCGATTTCGTCGCCGTCATCGGTGGCAATCACCGCACAGGATTCGACGCGTGTTTCCAGAATGATGTCGAGGCCCGTCAGGTGGCGGGTGAGAGGCTTGGCGTCATCGATGAGCCAGGTCAGTTCCTGGTACATCTGTTCGGTGATGCCGGTTTCGGACACGCTGATGGTCAGGGCAAACGTCGCACGTGGGCCGAGCGGAATGGTTTGCCACCATTCCACCACTTCAATCGCAAAACCTAACGGCTCGACGACGCGTCGCAGTGAGCCGAGGGTGCCTTTGCGGGAGTGGATGTAATACGCGGAGCGAATGGCCGAGCGCTTGGCGGACTCGGGCCATTGCGAGTCCCAGCGATCGACCGAGAACGACCAGGCCAGATACGGCAGCAAGGGCAGGGGGCACTTGTCCGGGTTGTACAGCGTGCGCAGGGGAATGGGGACGCGTTGGATCTGTGCGAGGGCTTCCGCGGCCTGTAATTCCAGCGGCGTCGAATTGCTTGGCAACAGTGGCTGATAAGTCATCACTCGACCCCCAACGCTAATTCGATTTTCGTGCAGTACGGCGCTTGGTATTTGGTGGTGACGATGTCTTCCCAACCTTCCAGCACGACTTTGCGTACACCCTCGACGTGCAGCGCGGCGTGCACGATCGATTCGGAAACCTCCAGCGCCAGGCGCCGCCGTTGGTGCACGAACTTGAGCAATTGGGCTTCGGCAGCAGCAAGGACGAGTTCGGTTTCCGGGCCGTTACTGAGCGGGTAGATCTTGGCCTTGATCTGGTAGTTGATGATCTCCGCACCCTGCACGGTCAGACGATCCCCGACCGGCCGGCGGTCGTCGTCGCTGAGGTAGGCTTTGACCTTGTTAAGTAGGATTTGCGAGGCGTTGCCATCGCCCAGGACTGATTGAACCGTGACCACCGCTTCGGCCGGCGCCGGACTCTCGGCGGTGGCATCGGCGACCTGACCGTCAGCGGAACGAGCGTGGAAAATGTAGGCGTTGCGCGGGCCGGCTGTGCTGAGGCCTTCCCATGCCATCTGTGCACGCTCGCGCAGGCTGTCGTCGCTTTCCATCAGCCTTGACAGTGGCGGTACGGCTGTCGGGTTCGCGGCCTGTATGACCAGTCGCTTCACGTTGAAGTTGGCGGCAAGCTGTTCGAGGTCGGTGCCTTTGGCCAGGGCGAGCATATTGGCGACTGATGCTTCGTTGACGCGCTGCCGCCAGATGGTTTCGCGGTAGGCGTTTTCCTCGAGCAGCTTGGTCAGCGGCTCCGACTCCATGTTGAGGCGCGCGGCAATCTCAGCTTGTTCCTCAACCGGCCAGAGGCTGATGGCGTGGGCCTTGCGTTCGGCGAGAATCTGCTCGTAGTCGATCTGCTCGACGACTTGCGGCGCCGGCAGTTGGCCGAGGTCGATGGCGACAAAACTATTCATACGCCGCCTCCCAGTTGCAGAGGCACGCTCAGACTCAGCGGCTGATTGTTATCGACAATGGTGCCTTCGAACTCCAGCGACGTTTGGCCCTGAAGGTTCGCGCCGATGAATTGGATACGACTAAGGCTGATACGGGTTTCCCAGCGCATCAGGGCCATGACGGTGGCGGCGTAGATCTGCAAGCGGGTGAAGTCGTTGAACGGCTGATCGACCAGCTCGGGTAGCAGGCTGCCGTATTCGCGGCGCATGACGCGGGTGCCGATACGGGTGGTCAGTATGTCGCTAATGGACTGGGCGATGTGTTCGACCAGGCCGAGGGCCGCGCCGGTTTCTCTGTTCACTCCGGTTTCCCCGTTTTCGCGCCGCCGGGCATTACGCCGCCGTGCGGGTGCTTGACCAGGCTGATGTTGGCCGCGACCACGTCCACGGACACCGTGACCTTGCCGGTGATGTTCTGGTTGCCGGTCTGCGTGTAGTCGCCCTCATGGGTGATCGGGCCGACGATGTGGATGCCGCCCGTGCTGGTCAGATTGGTGGTACCGCCTTCGGCCAGAGTGACGTTCAGGTGGTGGGCGACGCTGTCGTACTCGATGACGGTGCCGTCACGGTAGGTACAGCGGTGCAGGCCTTCGCGGTCCGCGTTGGCGGGGATCTGGTCGCTGAACAGGCCGGTCAGGACGATGCCGTTGCCGAGCTGTCCCGAGGGGCTGAAAAGGATGACCTGCTCGTTGACGGTGGGCGGGTTCCACTCACGTTCGGCACCGGCCCGGGCGGTTATCCATGGGAGCCAGGCAGTGGTGAGGGATCCGGTTTTGACTTGCACACGCGGAGGCTTCATCTGAACGGCAGCGATGGTGCCGAGGCGGATGAGGTTTTCGATCAGGCGTGCGAGGGGGGCTAAGTCGTTCATGGCGAGAGTATCGACGTGGCCGAGCGTAGATGCAGTTTTCTCTGTTTGTAAAATTTAAGCCTACATTTCAGGTGCTATGCTGCGAGCCAAAGTAGCCTTTAAACGCGTTCTTCGTTAGCCAAGATAGTGAGATGAAATATGACGGATAAAAAAGAAGGGAAGCTTTCGGTAATAAAAAAAGCTGCTAGTGATTTTCCAGTAACGGACTACGCAGAAGCTTTGATTCATTCATGTGTTGAAAGCGAAATCCTAAAAGAAATACCTGTTATTTCTACAGGTGTGGCGACGATAAAAGCGTATCTTCAATACAGGGAAGGTAAGTTTAAAAAGAAGGTTGAGGCGTTTGTTGATGCTGTTGGGGAAATGTCCAGTGAAGAGTGGAGGGCTTTTTCTTCTATTTTAGAAAGCAAAGGTAAGAAGGAGCAATTTATTAATGAGTTGCTTGAAATTATTGAGAATGCGAGTTCGGAGCAGAAGGCCAAAATTATAGGTGGTATATTCCGTCGGTTAGTAAGAGAGGAGATCGAGTTTGACGTATTTGAAGATCAGGTGAGATTTACAAATGATATGCTTGTACTGCATATCTTTAATTTTATGCACTCTTATCACAATCCATATATATTGGAGGATTCCCTTGGGGACGTCCTTGTGCCATATCGGATGGCACAGCGGAAAATAGCAATCGCCACTAGGGACGTCAGTTTACTCGGAGGATCGAAAGAGCAGTATATTAAAACGACTTATGAATTGACTGGTATCGGGTTTGCGTATTTGGCAACTCTTCATCAAGTGTATCGCGATAAAATTGATTCGACGTATTTGTATGTTCCAAATCCCCCAGAAAAGCCGGTAATTTTTTAATCTATTTAGTGAGTTCGTATAACAGAAGATCGCGTATCACGCTAATGTCGCGTTTTGTGAAGCCGAGCAGCTCGCGCTGGTTGTATTTGACAACCGGCGCACCGCGTTCTGGACGGTCGCTTAAACCGTATTGGTGGGTTTGAGCGATACGCGCTACTCTTCCTGTAAAGCCAATATAAATCTCATCTGCGTCATAGTATGTTTGCATCAAACTCGCCGTGCGCAGTTTTTTGAACATCTTTACTTTGCGCCTCACCCGCCCTTGCTTGCCTCTTATGTTGCGCTGTTTACGCGGCGCATACTTGCTGCCATCCGGATTCTTCTGGGCAATGATTCGTTGCTGCTGGCTGCAACGTAATGCCCGGCCAACGCTCCGTACCAGCTTGTTGCGCGACGCCGGTTCAAGCTGCCCAAGCAATCCCGCCGCCCAATCCTCCAGCGCTTCCAGTCGGTTGGTCATTTCGGCAGCACCCATTCACTGCCGATGCCCTGTGGCCTGGGTATCCAGCTCGGATCGAGAAAGTCAGCAGCCCGCTGCGGCTCGCCAGGATGCCGAATGGTGGTGTTGCCCTGGTCATCCTTGCCCACCACCACGCGCTCGGTCAGTGGCAGCGTCAGGCTCATATCGACCTTGCTGCTGTCGAGGATATCGGCCTCGAACTGGATGCCGTCTGAGGCTTTGCTTAGGTTCTCCAGCAGTTCGGACTGATGGACACTAAGCCAGCCGAGCAGCGGCAGCATGACGCTGTCGGGGTGGCCGGCGAAGTCGGTGAGGATGACCTGTAGGTCGAAGCTGTATTCGAACGAGAGCGTATGCGCAGCGGTGCAGCGGATCTTGCCGTTGTCGATGAAGATCAACAGTCGGTCAGGGTTGTGCTTCAGCTCACTGACAGTGGAAAGTAAATGAGCACGCAGGTTTTCAGGTTTGTTCATTGTTGGTTCTCAGTCCCATAGGTTCATCATCTGCCGTTGGGGAGCTGCGGGCTGGGCTTCGGGCATTTGCACCAGAAGGCCTTGCGGCAAGGTCGGACCGAGGTCGGCCAGTCCCGGGTTGGCTTCGAGTACGGCTTCGGTCACGCCGGCGGTGCGCCCGTAGTGACGCCAGCACAGGGCATCGACGGTGTCGTTCTGCTGAGCGCGGATGCTGACGGTCATCAGATCAACTCCACGGTGGTGCGGCCCAGACCGAGGAAGTCGCGCACGGCCCAGCGTTGGTCGCGGCGCAGTTCGTCGATGCTCGGGGTCAGTTCATCGGCCCTCTGGCCACCGCTGTTGGTGCTGTCGTAGGAGCGGTAGCGTTCGCAGATCTCCGCGCCGGTCGCGGCGTAAATCGCTCGCTGGTAGAGGTGGACGCGCTCTGAAATGCCCTTGATCAGCTCTGCCGGGACTTCGTCGAGGGTGGCGTAGCCGTTGGCCTGTTGGGCGCGGCGCCATTCGGCGAACTCGCGGTTGACGATGATCGCGGCGGCGATGGTCGCAGTCTCAAGGCGGATCGGGGTGACGCTAGCGTCAATGCGCAATGTGCCGCGCACATCGTCGAGGT